GAACGTCCTGCCGTCGGTGTTGAAGATGAACGTCGCGCCGTCCCGCTCGACGTGCCCGTACACGACCGCGGCGAAGGGGTCTTGCGTCCAGGGGTCGATGCCCTGCGCCAACACCCCGGCTTGGCGGATGTGGTTGGCGTCCTGGAGCCAGGGGCAGACGTCGCGCAGATCGTGGCGACTCACGCCGTCGATCGCGGTACACACCACGTCGACGGTCAGCCAGCACTGCTTCAGCCCGTCGTTGATGAGCTGGTGCATGGTCGGCGCGTCCCACGGTCCCAGGATCTCGAACCGCTCGCCGATCGAGCCGCCGCCCGGACAGGTGACGCCCGTCCCGTCGAGGCACTCGTACGTGTACAGCTCCAGGTCCATGTAGGGAAACGCCTCGAGCGCCTGGTACGTGCGCGACCCCGCGGGCGACAACGGCGAGATCGTCCACGGCAGATCAGGCGTCAGCGTGCCCGTCGGCGGATCGTAGGTCTGGACGACGCGGTGCTTGTCGGTCTCCTGGACGGCGTTCGGGCGGTACAGCGGTCGATCGCTGTACAGGTCGTTCTGCGCGATGCCGCTCTGGATCGGATAGACGTCGCACACCAGCTTGTTGACGTCGGTCCCGCCCGTCGCCTTGACGACGTAGCTCTCCGGCCCGACGTACGGACCGCTCTCGACCGCCAGGTTCCTTCGGTACTCAGCGAGGTTCGGCATGCAGCGGAGGCCAGTCAGGTTTCTTTGCTGGCACAGCGTACGGTGCGGCTGGCCTGGTCACTGGCAGCATGGCCGGCGACGAGCCGTTGCGAACGCTGGCGAGAGACGGCGCACCCGTCGCCGCGGAGCCCACCAAAGGCGGAGGTCCAGGGGGAAACGACGGCTCCTCGAGCGGAGGCCACGCGCCCTGCCTGGTCTGGATGTCCAACCTGCCGGTCGGTCTGACCGCGCCGCCGAAGGTGACGAAGACGCGCTGGAGCTGGCGGTAGACGAACGCGCCCGTCGGCGTCAGCGTGCCGCTCCAGGAGCGAAGGAGCGAACGGGCGAAGCCTACGGCTCCTGTCGGGTGCAGCGTGCCGCCAAGCGAACGGGTGAAGATCTTGCCGAGCAGCACGGCGCCGCTGGTCGCCAGCGTGCCCGCGTAGGAACGCCTCAGGAGGCGCACAGCCGCAATAGCCCCAGAAGGGGCCAGCAAGCCGACCCAGGAGCGCAGGAGCTGCTGACGCGGCGCTACGGTGCCTGTGGGGGCCAGTGTGCCCGCATAGCCGCGGGTCAGCGACCGCCTGAGCGCCAGCGAGCCAGATGAACCGAGACTCCCAAGCAGGGATCGCGAAACCCCACGGAGAAACGCCCCGCTGCTGGCGAGAGTCCCAACTAACGTCCTGGTCGTCTGCCTCGGCAACGACCCCGAAGACGCAAGCGTCCCGCCGACGGTCAGGTACCGAGCTCGTGACGTCGCCAGAGAACCGCTCGAGGGCAGCGTGCGCTGGATCAGCAGCGAGCCGCCCTCCAGGTAGCCGTACGTGAACGCCTCCAGTGAGGCGTACGTGTTCGACCCGTTGTCCCAGGTCGCGTAGGTGTAGTCGGTGACCGTGACCGGCACTCATCTAGCCGCCTGAAGTCACCGTCGCGATGTACGTGGCGATGATCGAATCGCCCGAGTTGAGCGCCAGCGCCGCGAAGACCGAACGGTCCCACATCGTGCCACCAGGCACCGCAGCCTGCGACATCAGCGCGTGCTCGGTGATGTTGACCGCGGCATCAACGGTGATGGTCGCGACCGACTGGTACTGGTTCGCCGTCGGCGCGGTCTGGGCGCCCGTCGGACGCACGTTGTCCGTCGAATACTGCGTCGTCAGCTCCATCACCAGCGTGGTCTGCGCCGCAGCTTCAGCCGTGGAGCCGGTGCCGAGAGCGTGGTAGTTGAACAGCTCGAGCTCGAAGGTGTTTCGAAACGCGTTGACGACCGCCGCCACGCCCGCGTCGGTGATGACCTTCCTGGACACCACACCCAGGTACTCGGATCGACCGCTGCCGCGGCGCAGCACGGCGAGACGCAGTTCACTCTCGATCCACAGCGCTGACGCGAGCGCGTCCATCAGCTCTTCGGCGAGGTCTTTGGGCAGATAGCCATGCGCCAGGAAGACCGCCCGACCGAGCCGCGAGCGAGCAATCTTGGCGGGCATAAAGCGGGTGATCAGGTTCGACTCGACTGCAAGCATCAGGGCTCCTCGATCGCCACGGTAATAGCGACGTCCACGTTGCCGGCCTGGACGACGACCAGCGTCACGATGTCGCCGGGCATGAGCGCCCCGCGGTCAGGTGGGTACGTCGTAAACGAGCCGCTCTTGCCCGCGGCCAGAGTAGGGCGATGCGTTGGGTCGGTCCATACGCTGACGGTATTCTTGCGTACGTCCATGATCGTCGGCGTCGAGGTGGTACCCGATGTCGCCGCCGTCACGATCCTGATGACCCCGGGTACACAGACGCAGTAGTACGCCAGTACCTGGTTCGCGACCGGGTTGCTGGTCGTCCCACCGCTGATGAAGCCCTGGATGTGGCGCGAGACATCCGCGAGCCGCGACGGGATGACGCCCGACAGCTCGACCACATCAGCCCAATTTCTTGAGCGTCTTGGCGAGGCGGGCGCGCTGGCCGGTCACGCCGCCTTTCTTGGCCGCGACATTGAGCTTCGCCGCCGAGATCGGCTTGCCCGCCTTGGCGCCCAGGGTTTTCCGTAGGGCACCAGGCTTGCCGATCGCCTTCTGAATCCACTTCTCAGCCATCGGTGACCTCCTCGAGCGCCATCGCATCGACCACGCGCACGCCGTGCCGCTTGATGACGATGGAGGCGTGTACGCCGCCCTGCGACTCACGGTTGTTGCGCCGCCCGACCGCCGCCTCGATCTGGCGGTACACCCTGGCGTAGTCGCGCTCGCTGGTCAGTCCGACCTCGCGCATCGCCTGCTCGCGCGGCATTGCCAGCCACAGCTCGCCGTCGACCACATCCGGCGTGTTGGCGTCGCCGCGGCGGTAGCCGTCCAGACAGTAGCCATCGCGCTCGGTGCGGACGACCTGGTCGGGGCCGAGCAGCGAGTGGACGTACTCGACCTCCTCGGTGCTCTGACAGAAGCGCGTGCCACCGTCCTTGAGCGTGAGGCGGAAGAAGCCGCTGCCGAAGACGCACTCGGGCCGATGCACGGTAACGACCAGGAGCTCGGGCCTATCGGACATAGCTGACGTCCTCCTGCGCCTGAGCCCAGATCGTCCTGGCCGCGGCTATCCACGCGTCCTGCTCGCCGCCGGTCAGACCGTCCCACGGTTTGGTCATGTCGCCGAGCTGCGTCATGTAGGCGTCGTAGGCGGTCTTACCGAGCCGATCATCCATCGCTGCACTCGTCATGCTGCTTATCGAACCGTATGAGCTCCCGTAGCAGTCAACTGGCCTTTGGCAGCGGTTCTGGCTCGGGCGCCTCGTCACCCTCGTCTTCGGGCTCCTCAGGCGCTTCTGGCGCCTCGGGCGGGAGGGGCTCGGGATCCGGCTGCGGCGGAGTGGGATCGGGGGTCTCGCGCATGCGTCTCCTCACAGAGTGGTGAATGTGCCCGTACTGGTGACCGTGGTGCCGTTCGCGTTGGTCGCTTGGACGCTGAAGTAGTACAGCGTCTTCGTCGCCAGCCCTGACAGCGCCACGGTCTGCTGCGTCGCGGTAGTACCCGCGGTGTTCGCCGCCATCGATGGCGTGGTGCCGTAGTTCACCCTGGAGCTCGTCGGCACGCTCGAGAGCGTGAACGTGACCGACGCCCCCGCCGCGCCGACGCCCGAGACCGACACCGCGCTGATGCCGACTCCGCCCGCGGGCGGGACCGCCACGATCGGCACCTGGCCGGGACGCGTGCCAGTCACGTCGCCCTTGTAGCCCTGGTTGGCGTTGGCGGGCCAGCTCGCAGGCTTGGCCGAACCAGCGCCCTCGTTACCCGCGTAGTCGACCGGTGAGTGCGTCCACAGACCGCCCGCGGCGCCGACCTGGGCTTCGATGTCGGTCGGCGTCACGTCTTCTTGGCCTGCTCCGCGAGATAGGCGTCGAAGTCGGGAATCTCCTCGACGGCGCCCTTCGTGAAGCCCTTCGCCTCGTAGTGCGCGACGTTCGCCAGCGGCGCCAGGAACTCGCCGCCACCAGGCCGTGTCATGTGGACGTACGCCGTCGAAGACACCTGGGCATCGGGACCGCTGGTCGCGTCCTTGGCCTTGTTGGGCTTCAGATCGAGGATCTCCTGCGGCGACGCCTCCGCGGGCGGCAGCATGAACTCCTCGCTACCGGCCTGGATTGGCTCCTGCGTCGGCGACGGATCAACGATCGGTGCTTTGCGCTCACTCACTTGGAGCCCCTCCTCGCTGGCGACGCTGCGCTCTCTCGAGCGGGTCGTAACCGTGGCTGCGGTTGAGCTTGTCCTGGAGTCCCTCGATCGAGAGCGTCTCGGACGTCTCCACGCCCTGCATCAGCCTGGCGTCCTCTGCAGCCTCACGAGCCGCCGCCCGCTTCGGCATGATGACGCGGATGTCCTTGCCGGTCTCTTCCTTGATCAGCTTCAGGTACTCGCGGATCTCCTCGATCGTGTAGTCATCGAAGGTGTCCTCGAGCGCCAGGTCGCGGTACCGCTCACCAGCACGGCGGATGGCGTTGATCAACGCCGCCTTCTCGCGCTGCGTCTTGAGGATCTTCGGGTACTCGACCGTGGTGTACTGCTCGACCTCGGACAGACCGCCGTCCCGACCAGGCACCTCGCGCAGCTCGTGGTAGCCCTTGTCGGAGTAGTAGGCGCGATTCTGCGGGTCGCCCTGGAGCTGGACGACGGTGCCGTCCGGCTTCAGGAACCAGCGCAGCGGGTAGTTGTAGTTCTGCCCCTTCTTCGGCTGCGTCGCCACCGGCGCGGTCTGTTCCAGGAGCTTGTCTACAAAGTCGTTGCCGGTGACCGCCTCAGGCATCAGCTCGCTCCGTTGACCAGGATGCCGAAGTTATCGCGCATCTCCTGATGGCCGTAGATCTCCTCGACCGCCAGCTTCCAGGCGAACATGTCGATGTCGTAGAAGATGTGCGTCTTCGGCGACCGCTGCATGACCAGCGCCAGCGCGTCGCGGTGGAAGATGGCGTTATTGGCCTGACCCGCGGCGGGCTTGACCAGGTTGGTGGTCATCTTCAGCGTCAGCCCGTACATGTCGCCGAGCGTGCCGCTCTTCACCGGCGTGTTGCCGGTGCCGATGTACAGCGCGTTGCTCCACCGATCGAGGGCCAGCTTCGCAACCTTCTCAGCCGGCGTCATCACGAAGAAGCGGTCGTCCTGCGGCACGTCGGCGTCGTCCAGGAGCTTGATCGCGCCGAGCACGTTGGCGTCCGACGCCGCGGTACCCAGGGTACCGACCGACTGGCTAAAGCCAGCAAAGTCAGACGCGAGCTTGCTATCGACATCCTTGGCGACCGCGTAGCCGAGCTTGCGCTGGTACTCATTCTGGACGTCCACGATCGACTGGACCTTGACGATGTCCTCGATGCCGACCGCCGCGTAGCTCCAGATGTTGAGCGTGATCGTGGTCGCCGTCTCCGCCACGGTCTCGTACGTGATGGCGTTGTTCTCGCCCTTGGCTCGAGCGGCCAGGTTGCCGATCGACGCGACCTTGACGGTCTTGCCGACGCTGGCGTCCGACTCGAAGCCCCGGTTCACCGAATCGGCGATGACCAGGTTCGACTCGGTGGCGCGCAGAACCTGCTTGCTCCAGATGTCTGGCGAAAACACGCCGTCGGCGATGGTCTTGTCTACGAACTCGTTGCCCGTAGCCGCAATGCCGGTTCCGACCGCCATATGAACCCCTTACGTCTGTCGAATGGGGATGCCTCGCGTCGATCGATGCTGCACCCCGGGTCTCGGATGGCCGTTCTCATCGAACAGCGCCTCGTACTCGCGGAGCGACATTGCAGCGACCTGTTCGTCGGTCACAACACGGACGCGGGGAGGGGTTCCACCCTCGCGCTCTGGGACCGGCTCGGAGCCGTTGACTTCGCTCAAGACCGACTTCCGTAGTGCGGACTCCCGCTCTTTCAAGCGGTGCTCGGTTGCGGAATCGACCAGGTAGGACAGGTATTCTTGCAGACCCTCTTCCCAGGGTTTGCCGTCGCCGAAGGTTTTGCCGGCGACCTCGCGCTGGATCGCCTCGGGAAGTGCCTGCTGGAAGCGACCGATGACCGCCATCATCGGCCCGTACTGATCTTGCTGCGACGCAGCGATGCCTTGCTGCTGGTACTCGCGTTGCGTCAGCTCGCCGAGCGTGTACAGGTCGTTGTTCGCCGACGCGTCCCGCTTGGCCTGCTCGACACGCTCGCGCTCCTGCTGCCGCAGGATGTCCCGAGCTCGAAGGTCGCTGCGCGAACCGATGAACCCGGACAGGCGCTCGTCTTTCTCGAGCACCTCGGCGGGCAGGTTCCGAGCCAGCAGCGCGAACGCCTCCTCGGGCGTCTGCGCTTGCGCCCACGTCTGGCGCCACTCGTCACCCGAATCAGGCGAGGCCGGAGGCCCCCCGGTCTCACCTTCATCGGCTCCGCCCTCGAGAACTGAAGGCGGAGGGGTCGATCGAGCTCGACGGGGTGACCTCGATCGACCCTCAGCACGTTGCGCCTCTGGCGCCGCTGAAGCTTCGCGTTCGGCTTCGACCTCCTCGACCAGGTCAAGGTGGACGCCGCGGTCTGACTCTGCCATCTACTTCTTCGCTTTGCGCCTCGCCTGAGCGTAGGCGATGGCGACCGCCTGCTTCTGCGGCTTGCCAGCCTTCATCTCGGTGCGAATGTTGGCGCTCATGCCTGCGCGAGTCTTGGCCTTCTTGCCCCCGATCAGCGGCATGCGTAGCCCTCCTACCTCCTCACCGTGCCGACCGTGGTCGGCGCCTGGAACTGCGGCAGCGTGTTCTGGATCTGCTTGTACGAGTCCTGCGGATCGAGCCCGTATTTCTCCTGCATCGCCTGGAGCACGATGTTCTGCGTCGAGGGGCTCGAGCGTAGGAAGCTCGCCGAGTCGATCTTGTTCGGCGTCGGCGTGTTGGCGATGAACTGGTCCGCGGTGGTCTGATTCGCGCCCGGGTTGCGGATGTCGTCCACCATCTGCTGCAGGTAGCCCATGCCGCCCTGCGTATTGCCGCCCGCGGTGCCCACGCCCGCGACTACATTTGGGGCAGAGAAGCTGGCGGTCGGCTGACCGGCCAGCAGACGTCCTGCCTGACCCATCACCTGCGCCTGTCGGAACGGGTTGGCCTGGAGCTGCGACGCGGCCTGGATGACGCCCATCTGCTGCGCGTACGCCTGTGCCTGCGCCTGCTGCGTCGCCTGACCGTTGTAGAGCCCCGTCAGCCCCGCCGCGGCGATGGCCTGGTTGAAGTACTGGTTCTGCGCCTGGAGCGTCTGCACCGGCGCGCCGTACACCCAATTGACCATCGAGTTGGGGCCGAACGTCCCACCCGCCTGCTCGACGGCGTTCTGGACGGCGCCCTGGACGTCCCTGAACCAGTGCGCTGCCGCGGCGGTCGGATCGTTGTTCTCCGCGGCCAGGTACGTCGCCTTGTCGTTCGCCCCCGCCTTGGTGTTCCAGGCGTCCATCACCAGGTTGCCGGTGCCGGTCGGTTGGTAGTAGCCGGTGAAGTTAGCCTGCTGGTTCAGCGCCTGGAGTGTCGGGTCGCCCTGGTAGCTGCCGGTGACACCGGCCTGGGTGACGCCGAAGCCCTGGTTGTACTGGCGGATGCCCTCGTTGAACTGGTCGGTGTTGAACTGGAAGATCTTGTCCCACTCGCGGACCTGTTCGTTGAACGCCTTCAGGTCGCTCGAGTTGAGCGCCGCGACCGCCTGCTGGATCGCCCTGGCGTACTGGTCGTAGCCCTGCGGCGCTGGCTGACCAGGACCGGCCACCGTCCCTGTGGGACCAACCTGTTGGCCCGCGGGCGTGTTGTAGGTCGCCCCCTGCGTTGGCGTCTGCGACCCGCCACCGGTGCCGCTGCCACCTGGTCCCGAGTAGCTATAGCCGCCGCCGCTCGAGTTGCCCTCGACCCACCCACCTTCGGCGCGGTAGTCAGCTCGGCCCGACTGCGTATCGAGATCGTGGCCGTTGACGATGTTGGTCATGTCGGCACCGTGATGGTGATGTTGCGCGACGCGGGCGTGACCGGCGCCATGCCCGACGCGACGAACGGCTGCGGAGCGGGTACCTGCGGCGGCATCGGCGCGGCGACGAACGGCGCGTTCGGGACTGGCTGCGGGAGTGCCACGCTACGGCCCTCAGGCAGACCGCTCTGCACGAACGGCGCCTTGAAGCCCAGGTAGTTCGGCGAGCCCGGCGCGACCGTGCCTGCCACGCCTGGAGCCGCTATCGCGTTGCCCGCGGGCGCCGCGCCAAATTGCTGATCGGCGCGCTGCCACGGCGTCGCCTGCGGAGCCGTCGTTACCGGCCCTGCGGCGGTCGCCTGTTGCCCCGTACCGGCGCCGGTGGCGCCCTGGAGCGCCGCGGTCTCCTCAGGCGCTGGCTGACCGCCGTGCGTCTGGCGGTAGGTCTGGAACATCTGCGTCAGCGCGGCGTACGCCCTGGCCGCGTCCTCGCCCTGAGCTCCTGTCGGGTCTGCCCGCCGTACCAGGTTCGCCGCCGCCTGGAAGACCTCGGGACCGCCGCCGAGCGCCGTCGCGAAGCCCGCCGCGCCCTGCACCAGGTTGGCGCCGAAGTCCGCACCAGGCGCGACCAGAAGGCCGTGCTTGGTCTGCCCCAGGATGCCAAGCCCCTGCTGGACCAGGTTCTGACCCGCCCTCGAGCGTTCGGTGAGGAGGTTCGCGCCAGCCTGCGCGCCCTGGTTGATCGCCGACAGCGTCTGCGTCGCGGCGGTCGCCGCGGTCTGCATCTGCGCGTTGGCGGCGTCAATGATCGCCTTGGCCTCGTCCACCGAGATGTCGCCGTTGACGACCTGGCCGCTGAGCTGCGAAGCGATGTTCTGCAGCGCCTGCGACGCGGTGACGCGACCCTCGTTGTCGATCCACTGGAGCGAGCCGGGGTTCTCAGGATCGGGGATCAGGATGCGCTTGGCTGTCCCAGTCGCCGTCGGCGGCGTGGCCGCGGGCGTGATCGGCGCCTGGTAGTTAGTATTGACGACCGACTTGATCAGGTTGCCGTCGTTGTCGTACCAGTCCAGCGTTTTGGCCGTGGTGTTGGTCTGCAGTGTCGGCTTCGGCCCGACCCCTGGCGGGTAGGTGTACTTGCCGTTCCCGTCGGCGTCGGTCGTCCAGACCATCTGATTGCCGTCGGCGTCCTTGATCGGCGGGTGCTGCCAATCGCCCGGTGCCGGCTTGAACGCCTTGGTGATGTCCGACTCGTTCGGGTCGAACTGCATCGGCACGCCGTTGATGACGACCGCCTGGTACGGCGAGTTCTTGGCGATGTCGACCAGCTTGGTGACGTTGTTGTTGTCATCGACCGAATAGACCGCGGTCGGCGTCTGGATCAGCCGCCCTTGAGGGGTCGCGGCAACCGGGTGGAAGCTCTTGTCGCCCTGGTCGGTCATTCCGACGAGGCGCTGGCTCCCGTCGGGGTTAGTGACGTAAACGTTGTCGAACTTGCCCGACGGGTTTGGTGACGGCGGCGCCGCTAGCGGGTGGAACGACTTGTCGCCAGTATCGACCATGCCGACCTGACGCTCGGTCCCGTCGGCGTTCTTGACCATGACGGGGTCGAAGGTTCCCGACGGCTTGGCGTCTGGCGGCGCCGCAATCGGGTGCATCTCGTTGTTGACGCCGTCCCAGACGCCGACGATGTCCGTCGTTCCTGGTCGGTAGACCGGCAGCCAGTTCTTAGGGTCGGACGCCTTGTTGCCGCTCGGCGGTCCCTTCTGCGGCCCCTGGACGACCGTGTAGCCCACGCCGCCCTTGGCGCCGCCGGTCGTGGTTGACGGCAGCGCCTGCAGCGTGCTGATGGTCATTTCGTCCGGCTCGCCGTTCGGCCCCTCGATCGACAGCGTGGTGCCGATCGTGGTCTTGATCGTGGCCGGCGCGCTGGAGTTCGACGGCGTCTTGGCCGGGTTGGGGAGCTCGACCTCGTACGGTCGCTGACCGACGATCTTCCAGCCAGGTCGCAGCGCGGTGACGGCTTGCTCTGGCGTGGCGTAGGCGGTCGAAGCCATTACGGTGTCTCCCCTGGTGCGCCCAAATAGTACGGCTCAGGTCCAGGACGGGGCGTCCAGCGCTGGTTGTAGCCCGCGTCGCCCAGGTTGTAGATCCACTGAAGACGGGCGCTACGCGCTGCCGCGGTGACGACGTTGTGCATCGCCGCGGCCTTGTCCGCGTCGCTGAAGCGAGCCCACTGCGGCTCGCGCTGCGCGTCGGCGACGTACTGGCGGATGAGCTGGCCCTGGAGCGTCGTGAGCTGCGCCCGCTCGTCCTCGCTCAGCGGGATGCTGCCGCCCGAGATGTTGATGGCGCGGTCGACCTTCGGCACCGCGGTCCCGTACTGGCGCAACGTCGCCAGCGTTGGCTCGTCGCGCTCGATATCGAACCGACCGGGGATCGGAATAATGCCCGGCGTGAGGTAGCGGCTCGGACCGGTCGGCCCCTGCGTCCGCTCGTCTCCCAGAGGGGTCTGGCTCGGCGGCACCAGGCCGCTCGCGCCTGGATAGTTCGCCAGCATCGCGTCGACCAGCCCTCGAGCTCCATCGTGCGGGTTCCTGGTCGCGACGCCGGTGAAGCGTTGGATCTCGCGGCCCATCGCCGAGTACGGCCCGTAGCTTCCAGCCAGCCCCTCGAGGAACTTGCCGCCGCGGTGATTCGGGTCTTGCAGCAGATCCACGAAGTCGCTCATGCCCTGCAGGAACGTATTGTCCAGCACGTACTTACCGAGCCCGGTCGCCGCCATGCCGAACTCTTCCGGGTCCAGGACGGTCTTACCGTGGTGCGTCGGATCGGTCAGGATGGCCGCGATTGCCAGCGGCGCGCCGACCACAGCCAGGTTCTGCAGCGGCACGTAGTACGTGTTCTTTGTCACCGGGTCGGTCAGTCGCAACGACCACGGTCGCCAGCCCTGCGGATACGTGCTGTTGACCGCGGGGTCTTCCGAGTAGGCCGCGGTCAGCATGCCCGCCGCACCGAGCGCCACGCCGGCGCCCAGGATACCGGTACCGACGATGGCGCGAGCTGCGCGCTCTTCAGCCAGCAGCACCTGGCGACCGCGGGCGTAGCGTTCCGCCCTGGTCCCGACCGGCATCTCCCGCGTCCCTCGAGCCGCCTCGTACGCCGACAGGAAGCCGAGCGGCGACATGCCTGCGCCCTGTGCGGTGATGTTGGCCGGCGTCTGGACGAACGGCAGCACCTGGCTGGTCGCGAAGCGCCCGACGTCGCTCTGGACCGCGCTCGCGCCTGGCATCTGCCGCGGGATCGGCAGGTTACGTTTCTCCTGGAAGACCATGTGCGCCGCGGCGTCCTCGACCTCTTTCGCCAGGTCGGGGTACTCCTCGAGGTTGGCGACGATGTTCGCCGCCCGACCATGCACCGCATCGCCGGTAAAGCCTTCCTTGATCGCTTCCCTGGTCGCGACGCGCATGGCGTGCGCGGAGTAGGCCGCGCCGCGGAAGAACGCGTCTTCGGCGCCAAGCAGACGCAGCGGCATCTCGACCGCCGCGTCCACGACCTGGTTGCCGCTGCCGAAGCCAGCGCGCACCTTCGACAGGTCCGCGGCCTCGCGCTCGTTGATGCCGGTCTTCAGGATGCGGACCGCCTCGGGGAGCTGCGCGTACATGCCCGGTCCGTACGCCTGGATCATCGGTAGCAGCTCGGCGCGGTACGCCTGCCGCTCGCCGCCGGTCAGGTTGGCGCGGAAGGCGTCGATGCCGACCGTCAATGCGCGCACCGGCACCTCGACAATCGCTCGAGCCGTGTTGCCGCCCATGTTAGCGATGTGGGTGATTGGACCGCTCAGCAGACCAGCCAGACGGACCGTGGTCGCTCGTGCCCAATTCGACGGCTTCGCCATGCCCTTCAGGAACTTGGCCGCGGCGTCTGGCGCGGGGTCGTTCATCGCTTTGACGAAGTCGTCCAATACCTGGCGGGTGACCTCCTTGCCGCCGATTGCCTCGAGCAGCTTAGTCGCCTTCTCGGACTGGTTGCCGCGGCGCTGGAGCTCGGCGTCGAAAGCTCGCGCCTGGTCGCGCTCCGCCTGCTTCGCAGCGATGTTGGCGACCTTGCGCTGTTGCTCGATGTAGAGCTGACCGCGGAACGCATTGCGCTTCTCAGCGGCTATCTCGTTCGCCTTGGTGTCCCAGAACGCCATCGTCTCCCAGGTGTCTTTGCGCTTGGCGAAGTTGTCCTGCTCGGCTTTCAGCTCCTGCTTCAGCGCCGACAGCAGCTCCTGGGGCGCGTCGCGCACCGCCGCCTTGCGCTTGGCCGCGTTCGCGGCGCGCTCTGCCTTCAGTCGATCGAACTCGGCGCCCTTCTCGTGCAGCGACATCGCGTTGTAGCGGTCGAGCTGCGCGTAGGCGTCCTCGATTTGCTGCAGGATGCTGGCCCTCGGTCGGATGCCGGGCATGCCCTCGAGACTGGCCTGGCTCAAGCCGGTGAGCGGCACCTGGTCGCCCATCCTGGAGACCGCCGCCTTCGCCGCCGTCGCCTCCTGCTCGAGCTGGCGCCCCCTAGCGAGCACCGCGGTAGCGCGTGCCGCAGCTCGGCGAGCCTGACCAGCAGTCCGCTGTGCGGCGATGCGCTCGTTGGCCGCGGTGATGCCCGACGCCATCGTGCGGTCGAACCGCTGCTTCAGCGCGTTCAGCGTGCGCCCCGCCGTCGTCCGACCGCCGCGGGCGACCGCCAGGATCTTGGTCGCGTCGGCGAGCGTCGCGGCGGAGAACACGAGCTCCTCGGGCGTCAGCGCGTCCACGCCGCCCTTGGCGACGATCGACGCCGCGGTGTCCTGCATGCGACCGGCCTGCTCGATCGCCGCGGCCTGCAGCGCCATCAGCTCCTGCGGGTTGAAGCCCTGGCCGATCTTCGTCTTGTTCCAGTCCTGGACGGTCATGCCGACGCGCTTCGCCAGATCGTTGCGGAGCGAGTCCATGCTGATCGTGCCCTGCCGATACGCTTCGAACAGGTCGGGGTTGTCCTCCGCCGCCTTGCGAATCTGCGCCGCGATTTCGGGTTCACCCTCGAGCATCGAGTCCAGGTTCGGCATGTTGCGCTCGGTCCGAGCTGAGGCTGGCGTCGCGGTCGCCTCCTGGATAGCCTCGTGCGAGACCAGGCCGGTCGCCCTCACGTTGCCCTCAAGG